CTACTGCTCAAATCACTCTTGCTACATATTATCATAGCAGAGCGCATAACAATGGCGTAGGACTTACCGCATTGGGTAAAATTCTACTTACATCTTATGTGCCTTATGATGCATCTCCAAGAAAAGAAGCTATCTAAAGCCATATAGGGACAAGGAAGTCCCACCTATTATGCTGCTCATTGATGCTGACATCCTGGTTTACAGGCTAGGTTACTCCCTAGACAAAGAACCAGACCTATCCAAACGGAATGTAGAACATTCTGTCATTACCGCTATTAATATTATGCTTTGTGATGCCGCAGAATTGACTGGGCATGATGAAGCAGAATTCTATCTTACTGGCAAGACCAACTTCCGCAAGAAAATAGCCACTACTGCTGCCTACAAGGCTAATCGTCCTAAAGAAAAACCCAAGTATTATAAACTGATCAGAGACTTCATAATTGATAAGTATGAAGGGATAGTCTCTAAAGATCAGGAAGCCGATGACTGTATAGCTATCAGGGCAACAGAACTAGACAATGCGGTGATATGTAGTATTGATAAAGATTTTGATCAAGTACCTGGGTGGCACTACAATTGGGTAAAGCATAAAAACCCACAGGCTAAACGTGAAGATTATTACTACGAGATATCACCACAAGAGGGTCTGTTGTATTTTTATCGTCAGATTCTTACAGGTGACAGGGTAGACAACATAATCGGACTTGACGGTATTGGCCCTGTAAAATCAAAGAAGATACTGGAAGGTCTTACTGAGATGGAGATGTACCAGAAGTGTGTAGAACTGTACAAATCAGAGGAACGAGTCATTGAAAATGCACGGTTGTTATGGCTCCGAAGGGAAGAGGGACAATTATGGGAGCCTCCGCATGAAGATACCCAGCAAGAAAAAGAAAAGAACAAACAAGCCACCAAAGGGGTACGATAGCTGGTTTGAATACGATCTGCATCACAAGCAGTTAAAGGGATGTAAATGTCACTCAGAGAGTGTCAAGTATGTGCAGTACAAGACTTACTATCCTGACTTTATCTATCACGATGGTAAGAACACAATATACATAGAGGCCAAGGGAAGATTCAGGGACAGGCAAGAAGCTAGGAAGTATGTAGATATTGCTGCGGGTCTAGGTAAACACGATGAACTTGTTTTTATATTTTACAACCCGAAAACGCCAATGCCAGGAGCAAGAAAACGTGCAGATGGAACAAAATTTACACACGGAGATTGGGCAGACAAAAACGGATTCAGATATTTCACTGAGCATACCATTCCTTTTAGTTGGGGTGTTCATTAGCCTAGCCATTTCTTTAAGTGCCTTCTTATTACTTTACTGGTTACTATTATGAAGCATCTTGTCATACCTGATACGCAAGTCAAACCGGACTATCCTACGGAACATCTGGAGTGGGCCGGTCAATATGCCGCAGAGAAGAAACCTGATGTTATAATTCATCTAGGTGACCACTGGGATATGCCCTCCCTGTCTACCTATGATGTAGGTAAGAAGAGTTTTGAGGGGCGCAGATACACCAGTGACATACAGGCAGGAATAGACGCTATGCACGTTTTTCTGCGTCCTATACGCAAAGAACAGAAGCGTTTGAAGGAAAACAAACAGAAACAATGGAAACCAAAGCTAGTGTTCTGTTTGGGCAATCACGAGCATAGAATAGAAAGAGCAGTGAACTCTGATGCTAAACTAGAGGGACTGATTAGTTATGGGGATTTACAGCTTAAAGAAATGGGCTGGAAAGTGTATAACTTTCTTGAGCCTGTCATTATTGATGGTATTGTATATAGTCATTATTTTACTAGCGGTGTTATGGGCCGTCCTGTTACAAATGCTAAACTACTGCTTCAGAAGAAGATGATGTCGTGTGTGCAGGGTCATGTGCAGGACAGAGACATAGCTTTCGGTAGGAGGGCTGACGGCAAATCAGTCACTGGTATCTTTGCAGGTATCTTCTACCAGCATGATGAGGACTATCTGACCCCACAGACCAATGGTTCCTGGTCAGGTATCTGGATGCTGAATGAAGTTGATGACGGTAGTTTTGACGAGATGCCAATATCACTGAACTTTCTTAAAATGAAGTATGCTTCTAGTGCGTATCTGAGAGGAGAACGATGAAAGTCAAAGCAACGAATATAGCCATAGGCTCTCTGACCGATGGCAAAGAGTATGAGATAGTCAAGAAGGGAGACAGTGCCGCTATCATAGTCAATGACTTAGGCAAGGAGATACATATAAAGCTAGAGGGGCAATGTCCTACACTACGTCCAGACAGCCACTGGACGCTCATACGGGACAGTATAGACGATGCTACGCCTGAAGAATGGGCGGCATTATTGTATAAAGAGGTAGTGCCTGAGCTAGACTCTAACGAAGAAGTTTCTTCTAACGAAGAAGTTTCTTCTAACGAAGAAGTCAACAGCCCACAGCATTATAACACTGGGGCCGTTGAGTGTATTGAAGCTATAAGCTCAACACTAAGCGGTGAGGAATTCCAGGGGTATTGTAGGGGAAATGCGTTAAAGTATCTGTGGCGGTGTATGTATAAAGGTAAGACAAAACAAGACCTAGAAAAGTGCCGTTGGTATCTTGAAAGGTTATTAAGTACCTTGTAGAATAATAAGAAAGACCCCTCTTGCCGTCTAGTTGAGATACAGGTTGTTGTCTCCTCCCTCTTCTCAACTAGGCGGTTTCTTTTTAACCTTGCCCTCTGTACACCTTGTAGTTAGCTTTCTTCCGTTTGTTCATAGAGTTGAACTTCACAGAGCGATGGCCTATTGAGGTACGCTTCCTGCCCTTACCTTCCTGGAGCAGGGCATACTGGTTCTGTTCTGCTTTTCTAGCCATTACCTTTTAGTCCTCGCTCTCTTCTAGAAACATTTCTTCTGTTTCTTGGGCTAATTCATAACCAGCTCTTGTAATCCTAATAAAAGCATTAGCTTTATTCACCGGACTGAAAGTAGTTGCTTTTTGTGTTTGATTCAGCAAGTTATAAAATTTATTACTTAATTTAGGGTCAGTGAATATTTTTGTCATCACTCTAGGAACCAGTACAGCAGATAATGCAGCTTGCCAGCCTCCGTAATACCCAGCACCTGCTAGTCCTCCTGTAGCTACCACAGATTGAGTCAAACTAGCACCAAAAATAGGTGTTATATTTATTTTGTTTAAAAGACTAAACGATTTTAATATTTTATCTGCTTGATCCTTGCCTAATACATTTACCAACCTAGTATTTAATACCTGATCCCCCTTATTAACTATTTGCATAATAGGAGAGCTAGATATATTTTGAATATTAGTAGGCAAGAATTGAGCTAAGAACCCGCCTTGTATTTTTGACCAGCTTGTCCCTGTTTTTCGTTTTGCCAAAGAATCTGCATAATAAACGGCTTTTCTCATCTCATTTATCTGAGCAGGAGTTGCATTATTTAGCAAACCAGATATTTTAGTAGGATCGCCTTCTTCTAAAAGTGTATTTACAAAATCAGCATTAAACCTGTTTTTACCGAGTTTTGTTTGTCTCCTCAAGTTTGCATAAGTTTGCGATATTCCTAAATCTGCAAAATTACTTGCTGCTGTATCAAAAGCAGTATTAAGGTCACCTATTAAATCGCCAACAACAACAGAGCTTGGTAATCCTTCTGTCCTACCTGATCTCTGTAATCTTTTAAGGTCTGACAATAAGTTATGAGTTTGCCAAAAAGTTAAGTTATTACTACCATTAGCAATACCTTGTAGTATTCCAATACCTCGTGCGCTTGGATCAACCGCTCCTTCTTCCTGTGCATTTTTTAGCATTTTTTTAGCTAAATCTCTAATAGGCTTAACATTTACAGGAGGCACACTATATGTTTGTTCATAAAGGGTTCTAGCACTAGATGCCGTATAACCTTCTACGGTTACCTTCTTATTTATAAACTTATCGGCAACTAAGTTATCAAATTTTTCCCATTCATTACGCATTGCGGCATCAAATAATTCATCACCGCCTTTCAAAACGCTACTGACAATCCTTCCAAAACCAACTGGAGATGTATCGGTTATGGTGTGTCCAGCCCATGTCCTTGCTATATCACTAAAATAATCTACAAAAGCCTGAGACTGTGCTGCCTCTAATTCCACAAATTTCCTGTTTGTTATAGGAAGGCTTCTTAATATCTTCCCCATTGTGGTAATAATAATATTGTCAGTCATTTGATCAACTGACGCATAAGTGCCTCTGGTTTTTAAAATATGATTAACTTCATCTGCTTCATCAGATTTTGTCAAAGCCCTAGAAAGAAGTCCTTTGCCTCCTCTATAAGCACCAGGTATCCCCCTAAAAGCTACTTGACCCAAAAAGTCATACATAGCTTCTTCACCACCTGCTTGTAAGGCTTGCTCCATAGATGCGCCAAATTGACGATCATTCATGTAGTTTGAAGCAAACTGCTGTGTCAGATCACCTGCTGTAGCACCAGTGTAAGCACCTGTCGCTGAACCTATAATAGCTCCTCCAACCATTCCTGCTCTTTGGCCTGTTACTGCACCAGGGGGGCCGCCAAGCACTCCACCAATAACCGCACCTGCTGTGCCTCCAATCCTTGCGCCTCTTGTTTCACCCACAATAGAACCTGGGATAGCTCCTACTATTTGGCCCAAAGCACTTGGAGGTGTATAAGATTCAATACTCCCAAGGCCTGCAATTTGATTAGAACGAAGATTGCCCAGCTTTTCTTGAATATCTTCAGACTGCATATTGAGCATATTTGCATAGTAGTTGCTAAGTGCAAGCTCCATTCGCTGTCTTTCTTCATCGGTAGCTTCAGGATGTGCGTAAAAAAGTTCAGCCGACTCAAGATTATCTTTATTTAAAATTAAATCAGCCATTATTCAAATTCCCCTCTAAGCTCGTCTATACTTTTTAGTTGAGCAGGTGTTTTCCCTGTACGTTCATATTCGTTTATTTCAGAAATTAACTTATTAACAATGTTCCTTGATCTAATTGCTGCACGTTCTGGAGTAGTTCCAGGTATAATCCATTGACCATCTGAATCAAATCCCCCTTCTTCTGTTCCTTTAATGTATCCATACGCCTGATTCAAAAAGCGATGCAACATTAACTGTTTAAACCTAATGGTTTGGTCGCTATCAAAAACACCGGGCATTAACCTTGTTTTAAGTCTTTGAACTTCCGCTTCAGGAGCAGCAGCACCTGTTTCTAGCCTGAGTTTTGCTTCAATGGCTTCTAAAAATAGAGCTTCCATTGTCCTTCCCGGCCCAGGAACATTGAGTTTATCTGTTCCAAAAAACGCTAGTACATTTGATTCATTTACTGAACCATCTTCATTAAACACATAGTCATTAAAATAACCAGCCGCTTCAAGACCTGTTTCAACAAGAGCAAGCCTACCTGCTTCTAAAGCCGACATACCAATACCACCTATTTTTTCGGCTCTATAAACAGTATTACCATTTTCATCAATGTCAGTTTTTACTTGATAGCCGGTAGGAACAGAAGGAAGATTAATGTTTTTTGACCCTCCTAGTTCTACCCATTGATCAATTGTTCCTTCCCAACCAAACTTTTGGGCAGCCTCGTATTCTTTTACTAAAGTAGGCTTATCATTTTCAGCTAACCAAGTCATGAAGTTACCTTCATAGCCTTCTGATTTAGCTTGCTGATAATTTCTTTGATCAGTAGTAAGAAGTCCACGGTTCAGCCAATCGCCAAAAGACATCCAACCTGCATCGCCTTCTTCAAGACCTTGCATAGCGTACTCGTAATTAGCTCTTTCAGGATTTGAATTACCTGCTTGTTCCCATTGTGTATGGAATTGCAAAGGAGTAAGACTAGGGTTATTCTGCCTCTCTGCCTGATAAGCCTCATAATAAATATCTGATTGAGTCTTTCCTTCAGTAACGCCAGAAATTTTATTAATAACGTTGCCTTTATTGTCGAGGACAAGTGTTACTGGCTTTCCATCTGAATCAACAGATTTAACAGTAGAGGCATATGTAGAAGGTGCTGTACCTAGTACAGCTATTTCCGAACCTGTTTCTTCATTGATTAATACAAGTGTATCCGTACCATTACGGACTACAGTCTGTACACTCGTTTTAACATCTTTATTAGAAGGTTTATTTAGTTCTTTATACAATTCAGTTAGAACAGTTGTGTCTGTTATTTGACTAATAGTCTCCCTAGAAACTTGATTGTCACCTGCTGCATTAATTACAGCGTTTTGCAGACCAATAACAGTATTCTTCTTTGCTTGAGTTTCTCTTTCTGTCTTTTGCGCAGTGCCTGCAAGAGTAGCTAACTGAACAGCCTGTTGAGACAAACCAGCAGCCTGTGCCAATTTAGCAGCCTGTAGTAAACCGGCTGATGTATTCATATCAACGCCAGACGCAGCTAGTTGTGCATTAATCTTTTCAATAGGACTTCTGACATCTACGTTTACGCCAGTAAGCCCAGAAAACAAACCAGCCAGATTCCTTTTCTGTTGTGAAGCAGCAGGAGCAACAGCAGTCAGTCCCGGTATACCGCCGAGTAGACTCTCACCGCCAGCCTGTGCCTGAGAAGCAAGAGCCTGTGTTGCTTCTTGTCTCCTTCGTCCTTCGGCAGACAGGATACCGGGCAATAAATTACTGACTAAATCTATAGTAGCCATCACTTAACTCCTAAAAATTCTGCTGCTTTTTTAGCGGCTTCTGTTGTGGATAGCCCTTCACCTAAGTAACTATTAAGAACGCTTTCAAAAGTTGGCTTAGTACCACCACCAAACAAACCACTAATAACCTGACCAAACAGGCTTTCACCACCGCCTCCAAATAAGGATTGGGCTAATTGTTCCAGATAGTCTCTTTCAGTTGCAGCGGCCTCACCATAACCTGCTGTGAGTGCCTGAAGACCTGCACCGCCAAGTTCGCCTTGAGCAACAACACCCTGTAAACCAGCCCTAGTAGCCAGTTCAGAGAAGGGTAAACCACCAGCCAAGAGACTAAGTGCTTGCTGTTGCGGTAAGAAAGCAGCTTGTACACCACCCAGACCCAGTTCAGCCTGTAGTGCCTGTTGCGCTCTGCCCTGCTGTAGAGCCTGACTGATAAGACCTGCTGTACTCTGCTGTTCTGACACAGCCTGTTGACGAGCCATAAGGGCATCAGCGGCTTGCTGTTCCTGTATAGCTTTCTCCAGTGCCAACTGCTCAGGTGCGCCACCATACATGGCAGTACGCAGTCCTGAACGGCCTTGTGAGAATAGACGCTCTTCTAGTGCTAGTCTCTGACGTTCCTGCTCAGGCGCACGGAGAGCCTGTAGCTGGCTATATACGTCCTGCTGGGCTGCGCCAAGACCGGGGCCAAGGAGCATCCCCTGTATACGGGCCTGTTCTTCCTGTAGCTTCTGTGGGCCTAATACG